GTGCCTTCAACGATGTATTTGTTTTGTTTAGTTGCGTAGAACATTGTGCGCTCCTATCGGGCGAGAGAGTATTTGAAAGGATTTTCTGCAAAGGCTGCAAAGATGTAAGTACCGCCGGAGTTATTACCTACACCAGCATTTCTGAACTTGATGCCGTTAGAAACCATATCAAAGGCCGCTTGGCTTCCTGCCTCTGCGCCGGATGTATTGGGATACAAAACCTTGCCTACGATGTTGTATGTGTCACGCGATGAATCCCATACTTGCCAATCCGCCGCGGTATCTGTGCGTTTGAACAAAAAGTATTTTGGAAGAAATCCTAAATTCAAAAACGGGCCATCTGCACTGCCGTTGCCGGTGTAGCTACCGAATTTGGAGAAGCCAGGGATTTCTGCAAAGAGATAGGCTACAAAAGCATCTCCAGAATAATTGATACCGCCCCATGATCCTAAAGAAAATACAGAAGATGTTGGTGACGTGTTGTTAAAGTATGTTGAATCAGTAAATGCAGCGTCAGTAGCGTTTAAGAAGCAAGCCTTGGTATTGCCCAAAGAAGCATGATAAACAGGCCATTGAGATACTGTTCTTGCAGCAGTTCTGTCCTTCACAATTATCATTGCTGGCGCAACACCAAGATTATGCGACACAGTGCGAGCAACACCCGTACCCGTATAAGTCACAATATCAAACCCCGGAGTGGCTCCTTTTTTCCAGAACCAGTCAACAAAAGTTGAACCGTTGCCATTGATTCCAGCATCAGAGCCAAATGTAATGCCGTTACTTGTAAATGCTTGTAAAACCGTACTATCTGTTGTTGCTTCTGCACTTGTAGCATTTGAGGAAAGCTGTGCATTAACACCGCGAACAGAATCATATAGCTTATGACTATATGCGTTGCTACGAGATTTGCTCCATAACAAATCTGGTTGAAATGCAAGGCCGGTAAATGTGCGGCTACTAGAACCATCGCCTGTATATGTAATAACATCCATATACTGATTCGGCTTCTTAATCACGGGGTCAGGCAGGTTAAATGTGTTGAGTGCCTTGAAGCCTGTAGGAGGGGTGTAGCTGAATGGGCGCTGGCCGAAGTTGGCATAAACCGTTGCGGCATAAGACGATGTTTCGTCGTCAAAACCAAATGTAACATTTGATCCAAGCGCAGAGTTTACAAACCCGCCTGTGCCAGCAGAAGGATTGCCGTTAATCCAAGTATTGTTTTTAGAAAACCACGCGGTTTTTGTTGCTGGATCGTAAGCGACACCAATCATATCTCCGTTTGTAAATGTAGGATAGCCTGTCAGTGCACTTGGAATATATACAGTTCCACTTGCAATGTATAAGATTCCATTGCCGGAACTAATTGGCAATTTGTCAATGTCAACAACTAACGGGCCAACGGCAGAACCCAATGACGATGAAATTTGAAATTCGCAATAAGATTTTGTCGTTATGACTTGTGTTGCAACAGCAATGACATGGGGTGTGCCAGTTGTTGTTTGAAATGTGAGATTACCATCTGACAACGTGCCGCCCGTTGATGTCAGGCTTATCGGATTCAGCGTAGCAAAATTCGCCGCAGTCGCACTCGTCAGCGTAGGCACATCCGTCATGCTGTCATAGGTAGCGCCAGCGGTTGTGCTGATGTTATTAGCAGTCCAGTTGTTGCCGTTGCCAGATTTGTCCTGTGCCAATGTAGTTGGTGAGGTGTTAGTCTTGAAGTCTAGATAAAAACCGTTAGTGCCGTATGTGCCTGTGTACTTCTTCGGTGTCCATATACCTGTTACAGCATCAGTCTGGCCGAACGATGAGGGCGTGAGTGCTTGGCCGTCAATGAAGTTGACTTCGGCTAGGTAGCCGTCGAAAGAGTAGGCAGTGCCGGAAGCAGATTGCCCTATTGTTGTCAGCGCGTTTAAATTGATGCGGCTGTTTAAGTTCTGCGTTGGAACGACAGTTGCCGAAAATGAAGTCACTTGAACGCCGTTCACCCACAATTGCATTCTGTCCGATGGAGTTCCTGTCAACGTAGAATTGGCGCTTGAACTATTCCAAACTGCAACGATGTGATACCACGCCGATGAATCACGGTACACAGCATTTGTTGTAATACGGGCGGTCAGCCCAGTTGTTGTTTGCTGGTGAAAGTCTATCGTGTCGGCCGCAAACCAAAGCATTTGGTAGTCTGTGTTGTTAGTTGTCCCGCCAACATCAATCAAAATGCCGTAACCAACAGTTCCGCGTTTAACCCATCCACTCCATGTCCAAGTAGTGCGATTTCCAGCACTTGCCGGAGTACGATTCAAATACGCAGACGCAGACGAACGAAAACGCAGCGAACGCTGGATTTTGTAGCCAGCGTCTTCAATGGCATTGCTATTAGCAAGAAGACTCATTTAGGCTAAAGCTCCAGAAGAAGTCACATAGGCGTTTGTACCGTTATCATAATATGACAGCAAATACGTACCAGCAGCACTAATTGCAGCTAATGTCGATGCGCCAACTTTTGTAGTCGCAGCAGCAGTTACAGCGTATCCACCAGTGTTAATAAGCAACACATAGCCAGATTGTCCGGCAGTATGATTGGTAAACGTCAATGCAAATGTACCAGTAGGCGTACATTGGAAGTTATTTGATGCAGCCTGATCGAACGAGCCGTCATTGTCGGTGGCCACTGCGCCACGTTGAGCGCCAGACCAAGTTTGATCTACGTCAAGTTTTGCAGTGTCAGCGTCGTATGGTTGAACATCAACCCCCAGCTCAAGCCCAAGAGAAACACGCGCTTCTTCTTCGGTATCGGCGCCTGTGCCACCTTGGCTTATTGACAGCGCTGTAGTAAGGCCAGATAAAGATGTTATATCGCTGTTTGCACCGGCATTTGCTTTAGAGGCAATGACATCTATGTTGTCCGCAACAACTTGGACATCTGCGATATTTGCAGCAACGGTAGCCACGTCTGTTGCAACAGCAGCCACAATCACTACGCCAGTATCGACTGCAGCAACCGCAGAGACATCGTTGTCAATCGCAGCAACCGCAGAGACGTCGCCAGAGATGCCTGCCACTGTGGTGACTTCAGTATCAATGCTGGCCACCGTGGTGACGTTGGTGGAGATGCCCGCCACCGTGGTGACGTTAGGGGCGATGCCTGCAACCGTTGTGACGTTGGCTTGAATGCCAGCAACCGTTGTGACGTTGGCAGAGATACCTGCCACGGTATTCACGTTGGCGATGTTGTTGCCGACGGTGTTTACGTTGGTGATGCTACCGGCTACGGTATTGATCTCAGAGACAGGCTCATTAAGATCGTCTGCCACGGTCACGATGTCGGCGATGTTGGCCACCAACGTCTGCATGTTCGTGACGTTGTCAGCAAGCACCACGATGTCCGCCACCAGCGACTCTGCATCTTCTGCGCTGGTAATTGGCAGACGGGCAGCGCGGGAGATTTCCTCGGCCAGCTGCTGGATCTGCATGACGATGGCGTCAAGCGCGTTCTCGATAGCGAGCGGGGAAAAGTTACCACCGCTCGGGAGATCTAGCGCCTGCTCGTAGGTCGCGTTGCCAGCGATAGACAGCACGCTGCCGTCATCAGGCAAAGGCGTACCACTAATCGGGTAAGTTACTGTGCCGCCTGGGCTTGTCTCTTGGTCGGCGTTGAGCGCTACGGTGAAGTCAGTCAGATAGACGAGATCCGTCGTCACGCCGAATGCGTCAGCGATAACAACCTTTACGTCAGTTTCAGTAAAGACTTTGAACGTGAAAGGCCATTCAGTCTGAACGCCTGTCCCGTCAAACGGGCCAGCCTTACGCGCTGTGGATGGGATAGTCATGTGCGGCGCTCCTGCGGATTATCGCTATGGTAGTGGAGTTGTGTTTGGTCATGGATACTACTTTGTCTTACTCTCAGGGCTGGCCGTACCTGTCACGATGCCACGGATAAAGTCCAATGTATCGGTTGGTACAATCTTGCCCTCAGCCACCCCAGTCACGTAGCTTACTGGGCGGGCAGCAGCGTAGACCGGAAGCCCTGTGATAAGCGTCGCTGCAGCAGCAACGTCACGCACAGCGCGCATCGCACTGCCGTCTTCGGCGATAGCCTTGTAGACGGAGGCCGGTGCGCCAGCAGACGATTCGATCAAGCTCACCGCCGGGGACAAGGAGAACTTGTCATCCGAGGGCTTGTCCGTGAAACGGCCGACCACAAGCTGAGCAGCTTGGCCAAGGATCGGCACCTGGGCGACCATGCCGCGCAAAGTGCCCCAGCCGAATACAGCGGCGAGCCAGTCATCCAGGTAGCCGTCGTCATCAGGATCCTCAGGACCGCCACGGAAGGCCGTGGCGATTGCCTCGGCAACCCAGATGTTGACGAGCATACCGACCAGCGCCACGTACACTAGGCGACCAGCACCCTTGCGCAGACCGACGTCGTCGACGATCTGCTTAATCGCCGTGGCGTTTGTGTTGGCCATCATGTTGAAGTAGCTGACGAACTGCGTGAACAGGCGGGCGTACCCTGGGCCGGTTTCGAATCGGCTGATGTCTTCCGGCAGGGTAGACCCTTGCGTCTGGCGTACAACACCGTCAGCGAAGCGAATAGCCTGGTCGTTCGTCATCTTCTGGCCGATGGCCTGGTTGTATGCTGCCGTCCACACGATAGGCGACATGACGCTATCCACAGCGGCCTGCAGGAAGTACGCGTGGCGTTGCGTCCATTGCTGGCCGAGCTCTAGCATCGTTGGGTCGACCATGATCTCGTCGATGGCGTCGTTCATAGCCGACGTCTCGTTGAGCATGCGATTCTTCATGTAGATTGAGGCCTCGACAACCTGCGCCTTGAAGGCTTTAGGATCTCGCGTAAACGCACCCATCGAGCTCAGCAGCAGGCTAGGCTTAACCTTCACAGCTGCCAGAGAGAATCCAGTCAGCTGCTGAACCGTGTTGCTCAGGTTTGCAAACATCAGTGCCATGCCCGCGCGGCTACGGGCACCACTCAAGAAACGCGACAGCTTACGGTCGCCGACCACAGGGGTTTCAACGATCTGTTTTGCAGAGCGGTTTAGCCAAGGGATCAACATGCCTTCGTACGCGCCCGGGTCGATACGGTCCAAGGCGTAGCTCACGTTCTTACGGGTCAGCAGTCGACGCACGTCAGTGACCGGGGCTTGCATGTACGAGAACAGCAGCACCTTGTCCATGTGCTGAGCCAGCACCCGCAGGTCTAGGATCAGCGGCTTGTTGTATTCGACGCGTGACTTAGTGAAGCCGCTCGGCGCAGCGGGGAAAGCGTACGCCATGCTTTCGTTCTCACCTTCCATCAGCTCACGCAGCTTGGCATCAGACACCAGGCGCGCGTCTGTCTGGGCAGGAACGTAGCCACCACGGTAGTTACCGAATGGCGTCTCGACCTTGTCCGCCGTCACTTCAGCGAAGTAGCGGCCGAAGACTCGGCGGTGCGTTTCCTGTGCCAAAGGCTTCATAGCCTCGAGCAGATCCCACACGCCCTGGGCAAAGTCGTAATGCTCTTTGCGCAGCTTGCCTTCCGCGATCATGCGGTTGACGAAGGCATCCCAGCGCTGTGTGTTAAGCGTGCCGTCTTCGTTCTCTGTAGCCCAGCCACGACCCAGCAGGAGCTTGCGCTTGTTGGATGTGTTGCCGGTATGCAGGATGGCGTGCAGCAACTCAGCAGCGCCGCTGTCGCGAGCGTTGCCGAAGGTGTACCCGAGCTCCGGTGCTTCAATAGCCCCCTTCGGCAGGTACGGTGCCACTGCCTTAACGAGCGCGGTGAACTTCTCGCGGTAATCAACGCGAGCTGCCCGGTACTTATCTGCAGCGTCCTTAATTGGCTGGAATACCAGCGACAGGAACGGACCGCCGTAGGCCCCGTCCATACGCTCCGCCCACTGCTCGGCGCGGGACAGGATAGCCTTAGCGAAGCGCAACTTGATGCCGCGCTCCTGGCTGTCTGTGATAGCGCCCTTCTCGCCCGGGATAGTCTCCGGTACACCGACGTCTTCCATGCGGGAGACCAGGCGCTCAGCAGCTTCGTCGATCTCGATCTTCTCGCCCGCTACTTCCATGAAGCGGCTGTTACGTGCGACGTACCACATCGCTTGCAGCTCGGTGTGCAGACCGCGTAGCTCTTCGATTGTGAGCTCTGTCATCGGGCGGGCATTTGCCAGCGCTGCCGTGACAGACTCGTTGATCACAGCGTACATCGCCGGGTCGTTGTTCTTGACGGACTCGAGGTACTCAAGCGCGCCCTTCTCGCGACGTGGCATGAAGCCGTAGGCGGCAAGCATAGCGCGCATCGCGTTGACGACATCAGGATCACGGCCGGCCTTAACGATGGCCTCGTTGTTGCCCTTCTCGACGCGACGGAAAAACTCCATCATCTTGCGGATCTCTGCCTGAGCTTCCTGCAGACCCTTGACGACGTAGTTGTTCAACATCTGTGCGCGCTTGGCTTCAACCGCGGCGGCTGTATCACCTGCACGCGTCGCCTTTTCCCGGTCCTTACCGGCACGGGTCTCAGCGGTGCGGTGCTGCCAGGTTGCACGGCGTAGGTCTTTGACCTTACGACGATTGACCAGGTTCAGCGCGAACTGCTTAGCTGCCTCGGTCAGGGCGTTGACCGTGATGCGTGCGCCACGGGCGTTAACGCGACCGGTATCTTCACGCGGGTTCAGTGCGTCTTGCTGTGCCTTCAACTCGCTGGCCAGCAGACGGGCACGGGCTTCGTTGTGGATGGCTTCGTTTGCAGCGGCTTCAATCGCCTGGGCGGTAGCCAACTCGCCATGCTCCTCGAGCATGCGCTGGTCGGTGATGCCCTCGACTACGCTGGCCATAGGCTCAGCGTCGATGATCGAACGCACCAGAGCGTCACCGCTTTGGAAACCTAGTACATCTGCCAGCATGTCCGGGTGGATCCCGTCCTTAGCCGTCATACCCCGCAGCTTGGTTAGGTCAGGGCGGGACAGCATCGTCTCCGGATACATCTGAGCCAGCGCTTCTGTGCTGAGGCGGTGGGCACCCTTGACACCAGCGGCCATCTCGTTGCCTTCGATGTCGTAGGCTTCGCCCTTCTTCAACCAGTTGATGGCGTTGTAGACAGGGATGCGGGCGACTTCTGCACGTACGCGCTCGACCATCGCCTTGCGTAGGTCAGAGGCTTCCTTCTGCAGCTGCTTAAGGATTTTGCCGCGGGCTTTGATGATCCACTGCAGATCCTTGAGGCTCTTAGCCTGCAGCTTCTCGATGGCTTCGTTTGTTGCTTCGAAGTCGGGCAGCATGCCGGCGGCTTCTTCAGCCTGGGCGATCTGCTCGTCGGTAGCCAGCATGCGGTCGAATACGGCACGGATCTCATCAGAGACCTTGAGATCACGCCCCTGCATGAATGCAACCAGGGTGAGGTACACGCTGGTCATCCATTCACGGAAGTTACGGAACAGAGACTGCAGCTCAATGCTCGGGGCTTTACCTTCAAACAGGTATTGCTCGAAGCTCTCCGCGAAGCGCTCATGGTGCTGGCGCTTCTGGTCCAGGGTCATAGCGCGCCACGTTGCCAGATCCTGCACGCCGAACCACTTAAGGACAGCGGACATATCGTCGCGGATCTGCTGAGGAGCGTTCGGCCGTGCAGCCATATCCGCCATGACTTCCAGGAAGAAGTGGCCGGACTCGTGCAGGAACGTCGACAGGTTGGCATTCTCGCCCATCGCGATCACCAGCGTCTGCGGGTCGAATGTACCGCGGGCAGGCTGGTATAGAACGCGAGCACCGGTGACAGCGGGGAAGTACTGAGCCAGTGCCTGGGTGTCTTCCTGGCTGAACGTCAGGTTGCCGTTCTCGATGCGGACGGACGGGGCAGCTGCCTCGATCTCCGCGCGCATGTCCTTGAACGTCCGCAGCTCTTTAGACATGAGCGAGTAACTGCGGCGGCCCGAGTCCTCAGGGACGTAGGTGCCGGCGGCTTCTGCTGCATGCTGTCCCTTGTGCTCAACTTGCAGGGCATGCTGGCCAAGAAGCACAGCCACGCCTTGCTTGCCCTGAGCACCCGGCACGAACACACCATCGAAGCCTGCGTCGATAATCGCCGATTCGACTTGGTTGAACCAGTACGGCTTCTCGCGGCTGACGCCTTGCAGAATGCCTAGGGGATCGGTATCGGTGTTGTAAAGGTTGTTGAGGTTTACCGCATGCACTTGCGTGCCGACACCAGCTTCCGGCGTAATGCCGTTGCCAGTGTCGACATAGAAGTGAACACGCTGTGCAAGACGGGCGTCATCGCTCGCAGCAATGCGTGCAGCCTCAGCGCCGGCAAGTCCTTGCTGGTAGAACGCACTGCTTAGGACTCCACGGACGGCGGGAGAGTAGTGGACTCCGATGACGCTGTCTGCGTTGGCTGTTGCGGTGCCGTAGCTGGTCCGTACTTCTCCGAGATCAGATTCTCGTAGTACTCGCCCGCTGCCAAGTCGAACTTCTGCGGCTGGTTGTTGGTAGGTTGTGACTGACTCGAGTTCAGTCCGGAGGATGTCGGTCGCTTCGGCCCGGGCAGTATTAGCCCATTGCCGAATCGCGCCCTCGTCTCCTCGGGTGTCGCCTTGCGGTGTGCCATAGTCGTAATCCTCTTTCTGTGGGAATGCTGCATATACATCGTGGGACACTACATTATAGCTCTTGCTAAGAGCATCGTCCACAAGTGCGAGCAGCTCTTCCGTCGGAACGTCTGAATAATTCAGAACAGTCATGTAACCGTTTACGGTCGATTGACCAGCAATCGGCTGCACGCCGTTAACCACAATGCCGCGGAGCTTCTGGTAGATGGCGTCGACTTCTGCCGGCGTCTTGTCGCCGATCTCGATGTCGATAGCCCCCACGGAGTCACCGCCCTCGAACGGTTTGTCCGAGATAACCATCATGGAGTCCTGAGCCAGGACGAAGCCAATCATCTTGGCGACGTCCAGAGGATTGCCGGCACCCATGTGCAGAGCAAAGCTCGGGTTAGTGTCGTCCATGTAGCTGCCGACCTGAGTGGTCGTAACACCTGCCCCGCCGAGCTGAGCCAGAACAGCAGGGATCACACGCTGAGCGACGCGGTCGCTAACAGCCAGGCGCTGGTTAACATCCAGCTGACGCCAGGCGTCTGTCAGCGCTGCATCGTTCGGATCCGGTGCCACTTCGAAAACGACGTTAGCCGAAGGCGAGTCCGCATCGGCAAAGGTATCCTGACCAACAGGCACGCTTACGGCGTCGATATCGTCAGGGTTAACGCCGGCGGCCATCATGTCTACAACGCGCTGGGCGGCTTCTTCGTAGCTGATGTCTGCCGACTGGCGAGCACCGAGCTCACCGTACAGGCGCTTTTCGTAGTACCAGAGAATGGCCTGGATGTCGGCGATAGAGATATCGCTGCCCTTGCGCTTGAGCATCTTCTGCGCTTGGCCGACGACGTCCAGCATGAACGTGCGATCCGTTGCGTTGAACGGGGCGTCTTCCAGCGCTTCGAATGCCGCCTTGTAAATCGTGTTAGCAGCCTTCTCGATCTCGCTGCCTTCCTTGAAGCCACGATTAGCGTAGGCGTCACGGTAAGGCACCGTGGCGGAGATCGTTTCCTCGTCGGATAGCTCAGGCTTACCCAGCAGCTGGCGAAAGCGCTGGAGGCCTTCTGCCGTCGGTGCCTGCAGCAGCGTGCCACGGTAACGGTTGAACGTACGCGACCACCAGCGGTCCATCGTCAGGTAACCGTGTGAGCCCATCAGGTTGGCGTAGAAAGCACCGAGCTTCGGACCCAGCTCCAGCGCTGCCATCGGCATGCTGACACTGACCTGGTAGCTGGACGCGAACTTGCTGCCCCGTTCCTGGGCGATTTTCTTCAGCTCCCCTACCGTGCTTTCCTGCATCAGGTAGGTGTGCATGCCTTCAGCGCCCAGCTCGTCGTACAGGCCTTGCAGGATCTGCAGGTTGTTGTCGATGCTGGCCTGGCGGATGTGTCCGCGTTGCGTTGTGAATTTGCCGTTTGCCCGGAAGTTGCTGTAGATATCCATCGCCTGGGCAAAGTTAGGCACCACCTTCTGGCCATCGGACGTGATGGCAATTAGAACGGTCATTGTATTGCGGGCGACTTCATCGGTGGCCAGCTCTGGGAAAGTCTGAGCCATCGTGTCCAGAGCGCGCTGGAACTTCTGCGAATACCAGCCAATGCCGGAGCGTTCCGGATGCTGCATTTCGAACAGGACTTCTTCGACGACCCACTTGGCCAGACGCTTCTGCGCCTCAGGGCTGCGGTCTTTGGCGTCGATGCTGCCATACTTCGCGCGCTGGCGCGATTCCAGAGCGGCGGCTACTTCGCGGGTGGTGTAGCGGCTACCAGGCTTGAGGCCGTACTTCTTGAGAGATTCCTTGCCGGATCGGAGCGTTACCGATTGGGCTAGTACTTGTTCTCCTGCGCTACCTGCTCCCAGGTCTTGCCCGCGTTGTCCTTCTTGAACGACTCCACCGACTGTAGCATCTTGGCTTCCGCCTCGTCGAGTAACTGCTGCGTATTTGGTGGCATCGATGGTGCCTGCTGCGAGGGCTTCATTTGCGATGGCATAGAGACTCCTTTCAACGTCATTATAGCTATAGGTATAAACGTCGTCAATGCTGCCGATCGCCATGTCTTCAATAGCACCTAAGTTATTGATTACACGGATTCTTACAGCAGGATTGTCGGCGTATTCTGCCGCCAGTTGGCGGATAGTATTCGACGCGTTGACGTGTGCCTTGGCCAGCTCAGCCAGCGGGACGATACGGTCCCGGGCGAGTGAAAAACGGAAAGCACCTTCGACGTCTTTATTGACGTAGGTAATGAGCACCGGGTTGCCCGCTGCCAGCGCCTGGTCGATGCGAGTCTTGGCAGAATCGTAGTTGCCCAGCACGGAGTCGTACAGCACCCCTTCTGTCATCTCTTGCTTGAAGCGAGCGATAGCTTCCGACTTACCGGACCCACCCCCGCCGGCGGTGAACTGCACGACCTTGCCAGGGTTGGTTGCCAGCAGACGGGCGTAAACCTTCTTGGCCAGCGCGGAGGAACCTTCATGCACAATGCCGGCCATCGTAGCTGGGTCTGCCAGATACTCCGGAGACAGTTGCTTAGCGAGATCCGGATCCACAACAGAACCGAAGTTGCTGATGTACTGATCGACCAACGTATCGTCTGCGTTTACCGCTGCTTCGAACTTACGCCCAACTTCACGGGCTTGATCGAGAATCGTCTGCTGAACTGCCTGCTCACGCGCCGCCACCTTGAGTGAGAACTCGTTGTACAGCTGGCTGGGTGTGATGCCGAAGCGGTTGGCCATTGTCGAGAAGAAGGTCGACTGCAGGGCGGCGTAGGCTTCATTGACCTCAGGCGTCCAACGGCCCGCCTGGTTGAGCTGAGTCAGGATCGTGTCGCGCACGCCTTCCGTCTCAGTCTGCCAGGCTGCCTGATCTTCGGCCTGCTTCATGACCTTGTCGGCTTCTTCCTGCAGGAATACCTGCGCCTGATCGGCGGCTTGTTGCGACTCGACCAGAGACAGCGCCTCTGGGCTCGACTTGGCGTTCTGCAGGAATACTTGCTCGAGCTCGGTGCCGGGCACCGCCGTCAGCACTTCACTGACAGGGACTTCTACCGTGCTGCCGGTTTGTAGGGCTTCGTCGAGGCGAGCTGCTACGGAGGGCAGCAAGCGTTCCAAGGTGCCTTCCGGCAGCGCCTGCACAGCCTGCTGCAGAACCTGACCGTCGATAAAGATGCTGGCCGGCTGACCGTCTTCAGTCGTCGACATGTTGTCGACCAGCTGCTTAAACGTCTCAGGGCTATTGGTGCGCAACGTAACGCCGGCGGCCGTATCAAACGCGTCTTTCAGTTTCTGCACATCAAGGCGTGCTTGCTCAATATCTTTGGCACGCTGATTCGCCTTACGTGCTGTGTGATAGTTAACAGCACCGACCGGGGCTAAGGTGAAGAAGGTGCCGACCGCAGCATCCATTGCAGCACCGCCGGCCTCTTGCAGATCCTTGACCAGGCTATCTGGTGCGAATACCTGACCACTAACTGCCTGTGCGCTTTCACGACCGACAGAGCCAACCAGCGTCTGGAAGAACTCCTCGAGGCCTTCAATCGATGCCCCCTGAGCCATCTTGCCCAGAGCGGTAACCATTGCGCCACGAAGCGCTGGCTTAGCAAGCACGCCACGGATCTGATCCATGACAGCGTTCTTTGCAGCGTCTTTACCGACAGCGTTGCCGAGGATCTGCTTAGCGCCTGGGATCAGCTTCATAAGCAGGATGTCGCTGCCCAGCTCGATGGTGCCGTTAACCAAGCCGACTACGTTAGCTGCACCGCGTGCAACATTGTCAGGCAGCTTCTGGCCAGTCTCGTCCTTCATGCTGCGGAACTCATCCCACGCGAAGACGGTCTCCATCTGGCGGGCGTCGTTGAACGACGCGATAGCACCACCAGAGATCATGCCGGCTACACCACCAGGAACAGCGCCAACACCGGCGATAGGCAAGCCTGCGACAGCACCTGCTACGCCACCGTAGCCCGCGCCTTGCAGGCCTACGTAGATCGAGCGCAGCATCTGGTAGGCAGAGTAGCCTGTGCTACGTGCGGTGTAGCCTGCTGCCGTCTCGGCGGCGGCTTGAGTCTGGTACGCCTCCTGCGACTTCTTCAGATCGTCGTAGCGCTTCTGCTCTTCCAGGCTGAGGGCTTTGCCGCTCATCTGTTGCTGCAGTAGTTGGAAAAGCTCCTGCTGTTCGCTGGCAGCGCCCCAACCGCTGATGCCGGCGCGCACTGCGCCGACCGGGGTGACGATACCTTCGAGCTTGTTGAGCGGGATGGTGTCCTTGTAGGCCATCTTGGCAAAGTCAGGATCTTGCAGCTGACGCATCAGGATAGGCGAACTCTTCGCCAGCTCCTCGACGTTGAACTGCTGCATGAACTCGATCTTGCGGACTTCGTCGTAGTTGCGATCAATCGTATCCGTTGGAAGGCCTGTGATTTTCGACAGACGAACTACATCAGCGGCTTTATTTGGGTTAGCGTCAAACGCGATATTCATCGAAGCGAGGGCACGCTGTTGCTCGCCCTGCTTCATCGACTTGAAGACGTCATCATATGACGCCATCGGGGCATCGCCACTGCCGGCACCTATTTGCGAGGTTGGCTGGGAGTCGTTGTTCAAACGCTGGAGTACCGAGTCGTACGGGTTCGTCGTGAAGTCAGCCACAGCCAGTCCTTATCAGTCGTTAGCCAGAGTTTCGAGTTGCTTGGCAAAGTTCGGGTTGCCGAGGATGTACATCTGCATGACCTTCTGCTGAGTGATCGGTTCTCGGTTACGGCGTAGTGTATCTTCAATCTTGACGCGCTCTGCCACAGGGATCGCCGTCAAACGCGCATCGGCCGTCACGTTTTTGCCTGCAGCGTTCTTAAACGTGACGGTGACGAAGCCCTTCTCCTGTTCCTTAGGAGACAACAAGATGGCTGGCTTCTGAGAGGCACCGAACACGCCTGGGGTAGATACCAGGTCCAAGGCTACGCTATCGATGACTTTCTTCTCCATCTCTGGTGTCATCTCTTTGCCACCGCTCAGATAGTTGAGGCGGTTCTCAACCTCACGTTGAACCTTGACATAGGTGGCCGGATCCTTATCGGGATCGATCTTCATCTGCTTAAGCGTAGAGTCGACAGTCTTAGAGACAGACTCCAGGCGGTAGGCGTGCCCGCCACCTTGCTTCAATGTCTGCTGCTTGGTCATCAACTGCTCCCAGTCAGACTGCGATAAGCGGTCGCGATAGGTCAGCAGCTGGACGTCTTTGAACTTGGCCGGATCATTAACCATCATGTCCCACAGCGCGGCGTGCGTCTTGACGTCGGTCTTGAATGCCGGGTTGGCAGCGGCTGCAGCGGCTTTCTTTGCCGTCTTCAGCGTGGCTTCCATGTTGTCCTGCATGTTGAACGGGATCTCGGCTTTATTTTGCTCGTAGTACTTGCTTGCCCCACCCACGTTCTCGTTGGCCAGCATCTTGTTGATGACCGTCGTGTGCATGCCGCCCAAGGCTTTGAGCTCTGCCTGCTGTACCTGTTCTGTCGTCCAGCCCTTGCGAGCACCGATCTGCGACACCTGGGTGCGCACCTGATCCGCCGTGCTCTTGATGTCGCCAGTCGTTACGCCGAATTGAATTGTCGACGCAATGTTTGCCTCTGCGGCTTCATCTGCGTGACGTTCTTGCTCTTGGACGACAAACGACATGACGTTGGCCATCGCTTGCTGCTGCTTCTTGAACAGACCTTTAGACGCCATCGAACGAACTTCTGGATCCAGGTTCTTGCCGTAGTCTTCTCCGGCCTTAGCCCACCATTCGGCGGCTGCGGTTTCGTACTCGGCGGCTTTTACCCCGCGGTATTTTTGACGCGCTTGAGAATCCCACTTCAACCATTCTGACGTGATTGCAGATTCAACAACGTCGGCATTGGCTTGGCGCATGCGATACGCGGCGCGCATCTCCGCTTCGCCAGTAGACATAAGGCCCTCACCGAGAACCATATAGTCGACGCCACCCTTAGGTGCTTGAATAGTTTGCTGAGGGGCGTTAGGAAACTGCAACGCGTTTTCACGCACCTGCCCCTGCTGGTAGGTAGGAACCTGAGGCATGATCGCTCCTTATCCTCGAGCCACAGGGGCTAGAGTCATTTTGTCGATATCGCGGTAGTTGTACCACTTGTTTGATACTGAGCCCATGCTAGTCAGCAACGAACCGGCACCCATAACCCACGGCGTAGATTGCTCAGACTGCAGGCTATAAGACATCGCCTGCGCTTCAGCAGAGCGACCAGCATTAGCGCCGGCCAGCCGTGTCATGTAGGCTTCACGCTGCGTATTCGAACGCATGCGGTTGATGTCTGACTGAGCGAAGAAATCCGTCTGCTCTTGAAGGTCGGCGGCTGTACCGAACGTGAGATCGAGGCCGTGAGCGCCAAGGGCAACACGTTGTTCGCCAGCAAGCTGACGGGCTTTGCGCCCCATCATCATCGCCTCTTCTTCACCGCGGCGTGTAATGTCTCCGGCTTGTATCTCTGCTACCTTGCGTGCGTAATCTGCTTGGTTACGCGATACCTCTGCGTTGTAGCTGGCGACCTTGCCTGATGTTTCCGACTGCTGGTACGCACCGTATGCAGACATACCCGCACCAGCGATAGCACTGAACATCCCAAGGGTGCTAAGCGTTTGCGCCATCGAGAACGCACCGCCGACACCAAACAGGCCGGCCGTTGCTGCGGTACCCCCCGCTGCTGCGGCTGCTGTACCCGCGGCTGCGGCTGCGGCGGCTGTACCTGCGGCTGCTGTACCCGCGGCGGCGGCTGCGCCGGCAGCGGCAGCTGTACCCGCTGCTGCGCTAGAAGCGGCTGCTGCTGTTGCTGCCGTACCTAAAGTGACTGGTTCACACATTTTCAGCCCTCATCTCGAATGGATGGAATAGCTCGCCTAGTGCGCCATACGGGACTGGCGGATGGATTGTAAAACCCAAACGCTTCAACCACAGTATGCTTGTTTTGTTCGTCACGTGTACGAAGTTAACAAGGTGCGGGAAGGCCTTCAACATTTTCGCAGTGTACTCGGGTGTTCTCTTCACAAGGATACGGCTGTGCTTATCCAACACGGGCGTGCCCATCATCCAAGGCGATCCGATACCACTGACGTAGGAAATTGGAGCGCAGCCCATGATGCAACCGAGCTCCCCATCTGCAAAGCCAGACCAGCAAAGGACTGAGCTCCTAACACTGCGGGCGATTGCTGCAGTTAAATCCTGGCCATGCCCGTAGGCGGCAGACTCTCGTCTATCGCATTCGCGCATGTTGTCTGCCAGCAACTGAATATCGCCCGGTTCTGTCGGGCGAATTAGAATCTTAGCCGCCAACTTGGATCTCCAATGTCATCGATAGGATTGACAATGGTAACGGAAGATCCTGACGCACACAGACAGCGCCGTCCGTGTTCCAACTCGGGTCGATGGCCAGCGACAGCTCGCCATCGCGCAAGGCTGGCGGAGAGCCGTAGGGGTCTGTGATCGCACGCGCTGGGTACTCACGCAAGCGGTCGAACGACGGCCCAGCTTTGACGATAGACGACTGGCGTACGCGGAGGTGTACCTTGTTCACGTTCTTCGTCGTACCCTGTCCTGCAGCCTGCATGCCTTCCAGCGCCAGAGGCAGAGACCGGAAGTCGGCGGTGATAGGCAGGCCGATAGAGATAACGCTTGCGGCAGTGTCCAAGGTAACCTCCCCGTTTGTCACTGTCTGCCGGGGCATGACAGCCCCATCCGCTAGGATGTCGACATCTTCACCTTCCAGGTGCCACAGCCCGCTCAGCGACGTCACAGCGGCACCGTCGTACCGCAGACCGCTGTCGACGAAGAAGGCGTAGTCCTGGTAGACGAAGGTGCGGGCAGACATGCGCTCGATGTAGCGGACCTCACGCCCGTCAATCGTGCGCTTGATGACGGCGTACAGCACGTCTTCGTTGCCTTCTGCCACTACCGCAATAGATTCAAACGTACCGTTCGTCGTATCGTGGGCGTGCCAGCCATAGACCTGCTGATCAGGAACATAGCTCATGCCGAGCAGCACACCGTCGTCACGAACCGCCCACAGCACTGAGTCCGGTGCGCGAGTGTAAGCGAGCTGAGTCAGCGTGTGACCGTCGAACCGATGCGGGGCCATGATCGAGATGTCGACCGTGCGGTACGCGCTGGATTCCCAGTTGTAGGCCAGCTCACGCACGCGGGAGCCCTGGGCTTGCACGTACAGAACGGAGCCTGATGTCATGATGGGCTGCACGCCATTCGCACCGGTATAAGCCTGGGGCTTGATGGACACTGAGGTCGGCGTGATCGCTGGGGCACTGTCCGCGAAGATGCGGAACTCACCGCCGGCGGTAAAGGCCATCAAGTCGGCCAAAGGCACGAGGTGCTGGATCTGGTTGTACTGGCCGGTGGCCACGCGGATCTCAAGGCCGTCATCGGCACGCGAGGGGATCGAGCTCGTCAGATTCGATTCAGTGGCTGTGCGGGTTGCGAACATGACCTGAGGCTTGCTGTTTGTGCCAGCAAACCAACGCCGTTGCTCGTGGTAGCACACAGCCCCGGGGTAATCATCTGCGCCCGTGTTGAGCTTTATGATGTCCTCAGGCGGGGATGACGTGGTGTCTGGGGTGATGTTGTCGTCTGTCAGCGTCAGGCCTGCTGCAGTCTTAACCTGGCCGATGTAACCGAAGATCCCACCGAACTGCTTGTAGACGTTGTATCGGCTGTAGCCAGATACCGCGGTCCAGGTGATCGTGTTGTAGTTGCCAGCCAGGCCTAGGTTATTGCTGCACGATGCCTCTGCGCTGGCCAGCGTCTCCGTCACGCCGTCGTCTGCTACAGCTGTTACGACGTACTTCTGAGTCGTCAGGTAGCTGCTCTGAGCTACGGTGGCCACAGCAGAGACGCCAGTGGGCACGGTAGCCGGGGCTGCAAAGGAGATATCCGTCAGAGTCCAGTTCGTAGCACCAAGGCGTGCCAGCTCTTTCGCTGGGTAGCTTGGGTGGACGAGGGTGATAACGTCCGCGCTCTGGGTATACGAGATATCGAACAGATCCGCTTCTGCATACGGGCTGCTGATCGTGTACGCACGCGACGCAGTGCCCCCACTTGTGTAGGTCGTGTAGCCTGTGGTGTCGATGTTTGCCCCGGCTAGATCCGTCAGCTGGAAGGTGTTGGCGCTGGTATTGACGCCAGCGACTTTTACCCAGCGGCTGTTCAGTTCCGTCATGCCGCCAATGCTTTGCAAGAACATCCAATCCCCATTCGAGGGGTCGGTGCCGGTGTAGGTCAGCACCCCAGGGCTTGCCTTGCTGATCGCGGTGATCGTCAGGCCGTCCTCGAGTAGCGTGCCACCGTCAAGGTGGAAGCGGATGTATTGGTGTCCAAGCTCGATGATCGCTGTCTGCGTCGCGCTGAAGCTGAACGGCAGCAGGCGCACCTTGTGCGTTGAGTCTTTGACTTCGTTGATGTAGGAAAACCCTGGGCGGCGCACGGCAGGACCGTGAGGCAGGGTGATGAAGTTTCGGCACAGGCTCAGGCCTGTCTGGTACTTGACCAGATCCAGGCGACCTGCGAGCTCTGGCGTGATCTCCCCGCCAGCAAAGGAACGGAGAAGGGTCTTGCCGGCCATTATCGTGCCTCTTTGCTTGACGGTGTGAAGTCTGCGCTTTCGGAGCTGGAGTTGGCAGCCAGTGCATTCGACTGGCCAGACAGGAACAGAGCACGCTGACGCATGGCGTCGCTGATCTTCATGCCTTCACTGCCTTTGATGAGTGGGCCTGCGATGTACGACGAGAGCAGGAAGCTCAACGCCGACACGAAAGACGGGCTGAACTTCGTGGTGTCGACGATGTCTACCGTGTAGACCGCCTTCGCGTCTTCTTCGTTCGTGTAGATGACGTCGCCTTCTTGCATGAAGTCAGCGCTCTCAGCGTCGTCACCAGCGCCAGCCTGGATGATGCGCTTAACCATGAGCGCGGCAGACGGTGCGGCATACGCAAAAGCCCACACGTCGCTTGCATTGGCGACGCTGGCCAAAGCGGCTCGACGCAAAGAGAATTGCCAGTTACCGGCTTCGAGCATCTCAGTGCGAGCCAGGTTGTAGAAGTCGGCGCACACGCCAGCCTCTACGCTGCCATCCGGCGGGCTAATACTGGAAACGCGGGCGTCAGAACCGATCTGACTCAGAGCCATGTTGCAGATATTGACGACGGATGCCATGTGTATTCCTTTGAGAAAAAAGGGCTGCGGATCTCGCAGCCCTTTTCGGTATTACGCGCTGCCAGTGATTAGGCCAGATCGGCCTTCTCGTTGGCTTGGTTGAAGCTCTTGGCTTCTTCCTTGCCCATTTCGGACAGTGCTTTTTGTTCCTTCTTAGGGGCCTTGGCTTCCTTAGCCTTAGTCTCCTTGGCTGCTTTCGCAGCCTCGGAGTCTACGGGGGTGAACCACGACGCCTTAGTACCGGCGGGCACTTCAAACTCCTCACCCTTGCGGACGCGGGAGCCATTGAAGAAACCAAACTCGAGTGCAAGGACTTTCATTTGGCTTTACCCCTTAGGCTTGGAACGGAGCGTCGAACGACTTCTGGGTCACCGGTACCGGTGTCAGGAAGGCGTTGATCTTACCGGCCGTCAGGGCTGCGGTGCCGACGTCGGCCAGGATGCCAACGTAGCGCTCGTAGGTGCCCTTCGGCAGCTCAACCTTGGCGACGTAGTAGCCAGCGACCAGGGTGGCCTTGGCGATAGCGCCCGAGCTGAAGTGAACAGTCGCGCTGCCATCGGTAGCGATGGCGGCTTGAGCGTCCGAAGCCAGCTTGAAGTCGACGGTGGCAGCGCCACCCGACGTCACGGCGGTATCGACTTGGATCACCAGGTACAGCTCATCCACGTCATTGATACCGTCACCGCCGGTGTCGATAACATCGCCAACCAACTGCAGGCCGGTGCCAGAGGTGCCGAGCGCGGTGGCGTCGGCAAATTCGTTGCGTTCATCAAGAATCATGATGGTTTCCTTTCAGTTGGGGGTCGATTACGAAACGACCGATTCGGTGTTAACCAGGGCGTCGGTACGACGGACAGGGATGTCGTCGAACGTCATAACGCGCTTGCCTTCCACGGTTTCCCACGACAGGTTGTTCGAAACGCGCTCGAGGATACCGAGGCGCAGCTTCTCACGGATGCGGCGGTTGACGTAGAAACAGGCACGACCTTGGCCAAACGACGGGATACGTTCCGAAGCCATGACCATCCAGTTGATCAGGTTCTTCGTGTTGGCGATGGTGTCCAGGTCGCCGACATCGATGTTGGCAACGCGAACGAAGTAGCGCCAGTCACGGATCGCCAGACCCATGTCTTGACGGTAGTGAGTGCGGTAGCCTTCCATGCGACCGCCGTTACCGTCGACGTTCTCGATGGTCACTTGACCCTTGTCGTTCATCTGCAGGCCGCCTTGCGAACCCTTCGGATAGATACCGAAGCCAGTTTGCGGACCCCACACGCACAGCCAGATCGAGGTGTTGTCGCTACTCGAGCCACCGGCGTTGATGATGTTGTCGGCGTTCTGAGCGGACAGCGAGTTGAAGCGCGGTGCCAGGCCGGTAAAGGCTTCCGGTTCCGTACCTTCGTTGCCGTAGAACAGGGTCGAGGCCAGCTCTTGCGAGATGCCTTCGATGTGGGCTGCATCTTCCGACAGGCGGAAGGCGGCGGTGTTACCGTTCAGATCGGCCAGAGCCTTATCGACTTCGGCGTACGCTTCGAGCATACCGCACGAGTCAGTGATCTGAGCAGTGTTCGACTTGGTCGGTTGAACACCACCGTACAGCTTACGCCACGTCGGAGTGGGCAGGCCGGTGCGGACGGTAGTCTTGTGACCAGTCGGCAGGTTACCTTCTTGGAACGACATGTCCGTCAGGACTTCGTTCGAAGCGTTCATGATCTCAACGATGGTGGCAATCTTGCCATCCGGATCGGTGCGCTTGGCGACATCCAGAAGAGTCGGGTTGTTTGCAGCGAGAGTAGACATGGTCTTCCTTTCAGTTATTGCATGTTAGGGAACATCTTTTTGGCCGGGTCGTTCTCGGACGTTTTAGCAGTGCCCTTGATAAACCCGTCTTGGCTGACAGCCTTACCCGCCTTGAAGAACGCACGAATCACTGCAGGGTGATTGCCGATGCCGGAAGTGTTCAGAAGGTCTTTAAGCTCCTGGTCACCAAACGTATCGACTGCGGTGCGCGCTACTGCCAGGTTCTCTTCGAGCTTGTCGCCACCGAGATCCTTATCGGTTTTGACTGACTCGATCCAGCCCTCAACCATTCGCACATGCTCTTCGGCTCGACGCTGTGCCATCTTGGCACCGACGTCTGCAACCTTCTGAGCCTGCTCCTGTGTGAGCTTGAGCTCCTTGGCAATCGTGCTGAACTCGTCTGCTGCTGCTTTGTCGAGGTCAACACCCTCAGGCATTGTGTACTCGTAGGTCTCCGGCACGACGGGCTCATCACCCTTCGGAGGCTCATCACCTTTCGGCGGTTCGCCAGTGCCATCGCCCTTCGGCGGTTCACTTGCAGTCGGCGTGCCCGGAGGCGTTGTCGTCTGCGTGCCATCGGTAGGAGGTGTACTGCTACCTGCTGTTGTTGCATCCCCAGCGTCGGTTGGAAGTTCTGTGCTGGTTCCCGCGGTTTGTGTCGTCATTTGCTCTGATATTCCTTCAGAAGTGTGAAGTACCCTTTAGGCGCTGCTTCGAGGATCTCCGCTGTAAGGAATAGCCCGATGTGTCGCTTGCCTTCGTTGAAAGCCATCAGTGATCCACTGTGGTTGTACGAGGTTCGGTTCACGCCGGCTTCCTCCAGCAGACGCGTTACGATGCGACGACCTTGAGGATGAGCCATCAACCATTTCAAATCGTCAATCTCTTCGCGCCGTTTTTCGCGTTCCATCACCTCTTCGGTTTCGGCTTCGCGTTCCTGCGCACGCAGGTCAGTGGGATCGGTCATAGCTGATTTGTGCCTATGGTAGTGGATTAGTTTTGGGTCATGGATACGGTTAACCGAGCATGCTCGGGTACATCTCTTTGGTCTTCGTGTCGGCGGTCTTCGCGCCTTCCAGCGTCATGTCGGTGATCTGCAAGCTCATGCTCTTGTCTGCACCCTCATGCGTCTCATGGGCACTGACCGACTCCACATAGGCCTTGGCATTGATGGTCATCTCGGAGCCAACCGCAGGCAGTGCAGTAATGCCGAGCTTTTCCAGCTCTTCCTTGCCGAGACGGATACACAGGCCATACGGATACCGGGGCGAGTCCATCTCGATCTCTCCCGGCATCTCTTCCTTTTCTGGGGCGCGCTTCATATCAACCATGATTTTTCCTTAGGGGTTTGCGTTGTACCAGTAGCCGGCGGTGGCGTTGTACTTCAGCACCTGACCATCCTGGGGGTTTGAGATAAGTACGTCGTGCAACTCGCCGATCTCGTAGCCGTTCTGAGGCTTGACGAAGATAGCGCCGAGCGTTGGGTGTGAACGCACGCAGTAGCCGACCAGCACCAGGTGGTTCGGGGCTGTAGGTTGCGTAGACGTCAGGCCACCTGGGGTTGTCGGCGACAACCACACAGCAGCGCCTTCAGTCAGGTCGTGCGTGTTGAGGTCGCGCACAAGACCGAACGTCGTGACGAAGCCCTCTGTGTTCTTAGCGATGGGCTCTGTGACGATGCCGATGATGACAGCCGACGTACTTTCACCGTTGGCCTGAGCCCGACGGATCGTCGCCTTCGAGCCTGTCGACCCGGTGATATATACCGCTTGGCCATCGACCATATCGACGCTGTCGTTGTTGCGGAACTTCTGATTTTGCTCTTGGCCTATCTGCAGCGTGACGTTGTCATTGAGCTTCAGATCCAGTGTACCGTCCGTCACATTCCAGCGGCATTCACCGATGGCTAGTGAGCGCGTGGTGTCTGGCGTGGTGTCGAAAGCGATAGAGTTTGTCGGCTCGCCCTCGAACACCATGAAGCGCTCTTCCCCGTCGTTGAAGTCCTGAGTGCCGACAAGCTCGTCGGCATCATTGATCAGGAGCGGGACGTTGTTAACGCGCTTCACCATGGCTATGCCGCCGGGGTTGTGCCGTAGCCCATCAGCCCGTTCATCACGTCGCGCACGCCTTGAACGTCGATCTCGCCGGCGTTCTTGATGGTCTCAACGGTCGTTGGCATCGTGGCTGCTGTGCGCTCGCGTTGCATTGCTGCTGCACGCTGAGCACGCATCTCTGCGACGATGTTGTCTGGCAGGATGACCTTCGGACTGACACCGTAGGCGTCGCCGTATTCGTCGACGACTTGATCGAAGTCGATCTTGTCGAGCACTTCGGGCTTAGCCTGTGCCAGCTGGCCAACAACACCGAGCAAGCGATCCATACCCTGAGTGGCCACAGCGCGCTGAGCCTGAGCCAGTACCGAAATGAACTCGACCTGGATGTCCATGCCCTGCAGCTCCTGAGGCGGAGGCGGCAGAATACCGGCGCGGGCAGCATAGTCGAATGCCATATCGATCAGAGGGTTGAGCAGCTCGTTGTGCAGACGCTCAAGCACAGGGCCAAGCATCAGCAGCTTCTCTTCGTGACGCTCAGCGACCTCGGTCGCAGTGATACCGCTGCGGGTATCGTTGGCCAGCATCAGGAACAGATCCGCGTAGTACGCCGAGCGAATACGCCCGCGCACGTCCTGGATGTCCATCAGCAGGTGATTCATGTCCAGGTTCACTTCGTACGCGCTGCGGATCGGCTGGCCTGCGCCCACCGAATCCACGTAGAAGACGCCACCAGGCAGGCGTGCCTTCTTGGCTTCTTTGTACTTGGTCGGAACCTGCAGAGGCGGATTGACCTTGAGGTCGATGGCCTGACCCTTGCGCAGTTGCTGGTGCTGCAGCTGCTTGACGTCACCCAGGCATTCCATGCCCGGGCTGGTGCCGTAGGTATCCTGGCCAGTCACTACCCAGCGGGGCGTGAGTGCAGGGAACTTGTTGAACCCGGACTCGCTCAGGAAGCGGTCGGAGTTGTCTTTGCCCGGCTCAATGTAGATCGACGAGAACGGCATGTTTCTGCCGTCCTTCTTGGTCAGATCCCGATTGCGCCGTGGCTCAATCATGTGAACCACGTCAATCCAGGCGTCGTAGTTGCCTTGGTTGTACAGGTTGCGCACAGTCTCGCTGACGTTTTCCTTGCCGAACTGGCCAACCATCGCACCAACTTGCATCTGGAACTCACGGCACATCGTGTCAATGTTGCCGAGCTCGTTGGCTGCCAGGGCGTACTCGCCAATGGTCAGCGGGTGATGGTGGATGACGTTGTCGAAGTTGGGCAGCACGACGCTGGCAGCTGTACCGAACAGGCCAAGCTCTTCGTACATCGTGTGCAGGGAGCGATACGTGTTGCTCGATGCGAAGATCGCCCGCAACAGGTTGGCAGTCTCATGCAGCCAGGCCTTCACCGGGCCGGACTCCATCAGATCCTTGTCCTTGATCTCGAGGCGGAACCACGGGCGGGCGGGGCTAGTGATGCCCGACATCAAACCGGCGGCCAGCGTGCGAGACGCAAAGATCGCCGTGTTATCGATGATGTTGTTGTCGCGACGGTCGCCCTTGTTGCGGTCGGTCGTTACGAAACGCCCAGCGCGCGGTTGCTGGTAGTCACTGATATCACGCCAGTGAGCAATCCAGCTCGAACGCTCATTCCAAAGCGCCGACTTACGGGAGAGGATCCGCTGCCGGCGGTTGAACGGAATACCGCCATCCGGGAGCATGATTACTGCCCCAGCAAGCTAGACGTGCCAACGGCCGTGGTCGGGACACCACTCGAGCCAGTCAGCAATGAGCCACTGGTCGTTGGGCGCGGTACGCCACTGGCACCGGTCTTCACGGCAGCGGAGCTGCGGCCAGCGGTGCGAGCCTGAGCTGCTGCCTCTTTAACGGGCGCGACGTCAGGCTGCTTCGTGGTCTGCGGGGTAACCGGCTCGGTCTTTTCGGGGGTTGGGATATCCGGAGAGCTAAAGCACATGGGGAAAACTCCTCTGGTAGTTGGCACGCATTATGGCGCGTTGGGGCAGGGTCATGGATACGCTACAGCTTGCGGTATGGATCCCAGTTCGTGCCGTCGTCGCCGTTCGCCTCTTCGTACAGAGCCCGCATTGCTTTGACCTTTGGCACACTGATCAAGGCCATGATCACAGCGGTTGCTCGGTCAGGGCTTCGGCCTACGCGGTCGATGATGGCGTCACGGCTCTCGACCTTGATGGTCATGCCTGACATCTCCCAGCGAGGAGCGCACAGCTCAGCCAGCAGATCCTTGTCCGGAGGCAGGGCGATACCGGTGTCGGCCGTCGGGTCCAAGGCCTCGCGCATCTTCCACCACAGCTGACTGCGCAGGTTGTAGAAGCTCAGACGGCCTGAGCGGTCGAGCTCGGTGGCCTTCTCTGCAACGTTCACGCCGTACACGTCCTGGCCAGCGGTGTTGAGGATGTCGTAGGGCGATGCGCCCACGCCGATCACGTCCAGCTGGATAGGCGCGTCGTCGCGACGCTCAGCAATGACAAGCCCGGCGACGATGTTCCCGTTCGGTGTCTCCTTACCCTTGTAGACCTTGAGTCGGTCGAACCACATCTCGTGGCCTGGGTCGTCCTTGGTACGTGGCAGCACCTTGTGCCGTGTCGCGATGATCGTGTTGTCCTCACCACCCCGGGCAACGTCAACACCCATCGACATCATCTCACCACGCGGGTTGCGCTCAACCCAGCGGGCTTGTGCAGCCTCGACCCACGCGGTCGGGATCACCTGCCACGGGTCATCCTGGATGCCAGCCTGGAAGTCACCGAGCAGCATCTGCGAGCGCAGGGGCTCAGGCAGCGCCTGCAGCTGCGACATGTAGCCAGTCGATACCAGGAACGGGTTGTCCGTGATACGCGACGGGATGAACGTGCGCGACTCTGGGCGGATGATCTCCTCAGGCCGGTAGTCCTTGGCCTTGAAGTCGTACCGGCGTTGGCCGTGCTCTAGCACGAACTGACGCGGATCGTCTTCGCTGATCCACACGTCCTTGCCTGTCGCTGGATCCACGTAGACGTAGCGCAGTGCGCCCGGGTCAGTTGGGTACAGTGGATGCTTGCTGTCCAACCACGGGCCGAAGAAGTCGATAACCCAGCGGCCTTCCGCTGTTGTCGGCGGGTTGAACGTGAGCAGCGTGCAGGTGCGCTGGCCAGGGCGCGTCGTACGCACCCAGCCCTTGACGAAACGCACCTGAGCCTCGAGGAAGTTGGCTGCCTCATCGATGACCAGGAAGTCCTTGGGGCGGCCCTGGTACTTCATCTCGTCGCCCAGGTTGGGCATTGAGTTAAGTTCGATCTGGCGCGAGCCATCGAAGTACACGGGCGGGTTGCCTGTGATCATCGCCGGGTTCACGATCTCCTTCATCCGGTCGATGATGCCTTTCAGCTGCGGGCCTTCACGACGGAATATCTGGGATCGGTAGTGCTGGTTGATGGCCTTGCCCACAGCCAAGTCCGTCTTGCCCCCGCCGGCAGCGCCACCAAACCCGATGACATCTGCCTGCGATTCGTAGGCCATGAGCTGCGGGCCTGGTAGCGGACGCCAGGGCGTCTTGGCGATATCAGCAGCGACCAGGGCGTTCAGCTCTTCGCGTTCGGCTGGGGTCAAGTAACGTTCAAGTTCGAGGATCTCCTGGGGGGTCATGCAAGATCCCCGAAGTCTTCCTCTTCCAACTTGCGCGTCTTGGCCGTTGCAAGCAGCTGTGCGATGCGAGCGCTGCGCTGGGTATCCTCTACCTTCACCGGACCGCCGTCAGCGCCTGTGAGCTCCACAGAACTCTTCTCGCCGTACTTCTTCGGGTTCCATTTGGCCAACAACTTAAGGCGGCCTTCAAAACGGTTCTTCAACCACGATACGTGTGCCGAGTCGATGCTGCCCGTCGCTGTTGACATTGGGAAGGTGTCTAAGATCGCAAGCCCTTCTTCGGCGATGACATCACCCCCGATATCTCTCGCGTGCGCGAAGCGTGCGGCGAAGTTTTCGTCTTTCTCCAACCAATCGTACACAGTGCGAAAAGCCGGGTTGCCTTGAATCCGACAGTACTCGCGCAACGGCTTTCCCTCACTGATCCAAACGATGATCTCTTCCACTTTGTCAGCGGGTACTGGTTGTGGTGGGCGTCCCATTGCCATAGTCAAACCTCTTTCGTTTCAATGGTCTTAAGTTTAGCGGTTATCTGGCTTCTGCACGTGCCATTCACGATCCGCTGTATACATGATTTGCTGACGTCAAACTTCACAGCTGCCTCAGCATAGCTCATGCCGCCTTCCACAAGTTCAAGCACCTGCTCGACTTCGAAGTCCAACAACTTCGAGCGAGGGTGCCCTTCCCCGATGCGGCGGCCGCTTTCATTAACGGCTACGGTCTTCTTCATTCAAGCCTCCAACGCGTAAAATTTTGCACACAACCACGAACACGTAAATTTTTGCACGCTACAGGTGCTACTCATGTCAGTGTAGCACCCTTTGTTTGCTCAAACCCGCCACCAGAGCGGGTTCCGGCGGGGTTACCCCGTACTGCTACCGATGCTACCGATGTTTTCCCTATTAAATAGCTGGAGCATTTACACTACCGCTACTTACTGCCTACCTCTATATTTTTACCTTTTTTATAATAAAAGATAGGTAGCATCGGTAGCAGTAGGTTGCAGCCCTTTATTCATGCGGGTTTAGCTGCTACCGATCTCACCGAAAACATCGGTAACTTACGGTAGCAACCGCCGACTACGGTAGCGTTTTCTCCTCTTTTGCGTACACTTTTGTCTGAATACCGTTAACGCGTAAATTTTTACGCGTATAACCTAAGCTCTTCATAACCTTCACAAGCCTCATTTGATGCATGCGGCTTATAGATTTCACATCAAACCCAAGCGCGCCAATCAAAATTTCAGCGGATGTAAGGTGCCCGCGAGTAGCTGGGGTTGGCCCTTCAAACTCGTCAGGCGTGTCAAGCCACCGGCTAACAGGTTCAGCCCAGTCGTCTGACATCTCGAACGCGCAATGTTCTGCACGTCCAAGTCTCTGGGCATCCTGCCAATGCACCCCATCGCACATGAAAAGGACAGCGGCTTCAGCCCACAGTTGATCGCGATCAGCCACGATGCCTTCGACGTCGACCTCGTCACCCACGTGGAATGGCAACCACCGCCGGTTCCCTGTCGGGTCGTCCAGGAACTCGTGGTCGTTGGTCGTGCCGAAGAAAACGATGCGTCTCTTATAGGCTGAGGCAAACTCTTTGAACTTCGGCACCCACTTCTCTTCGCGCCTTGTGATGAACGACTTGATGCTGTTCAGATCCTTCGTGTGCAGGCCACGGAGCTCACCGATCTCACCAACCAGGCAGCCCTTCATGACGCGAGTCAGATCCGTTTCACTGCTGTGGAAGTTGATCTCACAGAAGAACTCCGTGGAGGGCACCATGCGGGCGATGGCGCTGGTCTTACGTGCGCCTTGATTACCCACAAGGATCGGCACCATATCCGCCTGGACACCTGGCTCCATGACGCGGCCGGCCATCGCTGTCCATGAGTAGCGACTGACGGCGCGGATATATTCGGTATCAGGAGCGTTGAAGTAGTGGCTGAAGAACTTCTCGACACGAGGCACCCCGTCCCACTGCAGTTTGCTGATCCACAGCTGTGCTGAGTCGAAGGCGTTGTACTTACCGATGGCGAAGACCACGTCCCGTATCAGCTCGCGCCCGACGTCACTGACAAAGCCACGGTTCAACCAGCGCTGACGCAGCCATGTGTAGTCGTCATCTTGGAAGGGACGCCAGTCGTCGGTGCCAGCCTCTGCCAGCATGAGCTCATCTCGGAAGGTATCGTAGCCAATGCGTATGCCGCTGAAGCCAGGGCTATTAGCCGCGAGCAAGGCGTTGTCGATGTTCTTGTTGATGCCACCGTTCTTGTTGCGGCTGAACTTTGGCCAGTCCAGATCCTCGCCAGTGGTCTCGCAGACTGTTGGCAGGATGTCGAACTCATCAGCCACCATCGCGTGGTGCTCAGGCTCGTAGGCCTTCTCAGCCTTGGCCAGGTTGCCATCGTGATCCAGCATGACGTGAGCTGTCCAGGCGTCGAACGTACCACACAGGGGATCCGACGCATGGTCAGACTGCCAGAGATCCGTCTTGCCTGGGATCACTCGCACGCACGGCGCGCCGGTAGCGGTGGACGGTGCCCAGCGCCCGTTCTCGCCTTGCGTGTAGCCATGGCGTGCGAGGATGTCCTCCACGTCGTGGGTCGCGTTGTACTCAGTGCGGTAGCCGGAGGCGAAGGCGAGCTTGATGTCACCGCCCTCTGCGCCACCGCTCACGCTGAGGACCGCGTCCTGTCCTGAGAGCAGCGCCTGCTGCTCACGCTTGAACTCGATGTCGTCATCCATGCGACGCCACCAGGCCAGAAACTTGATCGGCAGCTCAGGCGCTTCGTCCAGCGTCTTATCGTTGGCGTACTCCTGGATATAGGGGCCGTCGCCATCCTTGCCTTTGTACGTGGTGCCAGGCAGGCAGTCCTGCAGGTTCGACTGACCTGAGCGCAGCTCGAGGATTGTCCCGTGACGCTTTGAGCTGAAGACCACCCGGCCCAGTCCCGGGGGTGCCTTGAACGTAGACCGACCGCCGGATCCGGGGCGCGTAGACGACGTGCGCACGCCGGCGTTCATCAGCTCCTCAAGGTCGAAGCCACAGCGGGCGAGGCCTTCACGTGCTGGCTCGACGTTGTCAGGGTCGATTGAGCACAGGCCGTTGATTGCGAGCGGTAGGCCGTAGCCACTGGCGTCGTCGTCGACAGCCTTAACCGGATTCAGTTGCCACCCGTCTCCCACCGGGCGCTTACTCATGTGATGCAGCTCGCACAGCTTGAAGCCCTTAGCGAGTAGTCTTTTTGCTTCTGAGTGTTTTTCGTTTTTCATGATTGACTCTTAAAGGTCTACATGAGAGGGCAAGTCGCCAGACCACCCCGCCAGTACGGGGCCGCCCTCTCATGTAGACCTACTGGTTACGCGCTGTCTGGCAGTAGCGCAGAGTTACTTGCGACGTGCAGAGATATCCACACCCCAGCGACGCAGCATCGCCTGGGTGAAGCTCACCTCCCCGCGCGCCTTGTCATTGTTCTGGTCGTAAACGCACAGCCACTCGTCGCCCTGCTTCTCGACGAGTGTCAGCACGTTCCCGCTAGGCATGCTCAACCGCATGCCCGCCCGCAGGATCTTGACTGTCATACCGGCAGCTCCCCTTGGTCTTCTTTCACAATCGGGAACTCACTGATCACGGCACGCTCGCCCAGGCACTTCTGAGCGAACTCACAAGCGCGACAGGACGGAACCAGATCAGTACGGTAGACCACAGGCAGACGGCCGCCTGACACCTTGGCCATCGCTTTGGTCTCTTTCTCAATGGCAGCGCCGGTCTCAGGGCCAGCGGTGCGGTTGCCAGCGCTCAGGTGGTACAGGTATTGGCGTGACGTGCCGGCGCGCTCAGCCAGGAGCTCCTGCTCCTCCACCGTAGCCGCAGCCATCCAGGCCTTCATGGGGGTAATCGTTTGCATCAAACTCTCCGGGTTGTAGATCGCGCCAGTATAGCAAAGGCGACAGATTTTGTAGCAAGTTCTATAAAAGTTTTGCCTGTTGCGAAAATACAACACCCCTCCAGGGAAGTGCAGAAAGTTGTTGCACTGTTATAGCAGTTGCTATAATCTGACGGTGTGGTGATTGATAAATGAAACAGGAGAACGAAATGAGCTTGAACGACCTACTGGTAATCGAAGGCGAGATCGAGAGCGACGAGTACGACTACTATGCATCGATCCAGAAGACGATCAACGGCGGCATGTGGGGTCTGCAAGGCAGCTTCGGCCGTACGATGATGGCGGCAATCGAAGACGGCCGTTGCCTCCTGGGAAATAGCCGTTCCAAGGACTACTACGGCAACGTGATCCCCAGCCGTGACGACGTACAGGAAGGCACCAAGGGCTCTTACAGTTTCGTCGCCCAGAACTACGGTGTTGAATGGGCTGACTTTGTGGCAAGTCTTTAATCAAGGAGAAAACATCATGGCAAACAAAAAACAAGTTCTGAACCTGGATGACGTGGACCGTCTTGGTTTCCTGCTGGCTGAGGCCTCTGCTTTGAACGCTGAGATCACCGCGATCAAGAACCGCATCAAGGCCTCCGGCGTCAGCGCTGTCGACGGCAACCTGTTCCGGGTATCTGTTGTTGAGCAGTGCAGTAACCGGGTCGACAGCGAGAAGGTCAAGGCTCTGCTGGGTAAGAAGTACGACCTGTGCCTGAGCGTCTCGACTTCGGTCCAGGTCCGCTGCGTCGCTCGCAAGGCCGCTTAAAAAGTTGTTGTATCTTTTCTAGCATTTGCTATAATGTGTCTGTGGTAGTTAACTTTTAAGGAGATTGAAATGGGAAACAGAGCCGTCATCAGTTTTGGTCGTGAAGCCAACGCACCGAGTATCTACCTGCATTGGAACGGGGGAGTAAGCAGCGTCCAGGGTTTCCTGGATGCAGCCAAGGCCCTCGGCGTCCGCGCCAACGATCCAGTCTACGGTTGCGCCCGCGTAGCTCAGATCATCGGTAACTTCTTCGGTGGCACTTTGTCTCTCGGCGTCGGCCCAGCCAACAGCCTGGACAAAGACAACATGGACAACGGTCAGTACATCGTTGAGCGCCTGGAGATTGTTGATCGCAACTTCGCTCCGAGTTATGCAGAACCGTTGAACCAAGCCCAGGTAAACGCCATCTGCGCCGCCTGTATTGAGATCAACAAGCCCATCTTTGAAAGGGGTCTGTAATGAAAAACAAACTGATCAACGCCGGCATTTACCTGTTCATCGGCGGCTGCACTGTGTACTTCGCTGTTCTACTTGTTGAGGAGCTTGCAAAATGACCATCAATTTCCCTACCGCCCGTCGCTACGCCCGCATCGATGCGTGGCGTGGTTATCCAGTCCCCCGCTTTGCGGTGATGGGTGCCAGCGACACCGGCGACTACGAAGACAGCCCTGCCCCGACGGAAGACGTCAAGCGAGAACTGCGCCGGTTCCAACGCGAAGTGCTGCAACCCCTGGGCATTAAGTCCGAGACACGCATCGGCGATAGCTCGAACGTATTCTGCTGCAAGCGCTGGCTATGCGTACCTCAGGCTCGGTTCGTTGAAGCTGCAGAAGCTGCCGTGGTCTGGCTTGAGAGCAACCGCCGGTCGACCCGCTACGTACACGACGCTGAGCTGAAGCAGCTGCAGGTCGAGGCCAACTAACCAGGAGATCATCATGACAACTAAAGCAGAAGCACGCGCCAACGCAGTCCTTTTTCTGAAGGGCGTCATCAATGAGGGCGATACCGTATACACCGTGATCCGCGGGGTATCGCCCAGTGGCATGAGCCGCTCGATGGATCTGTTCGTCGTGCGCAATAACACCGTCCAGAGAATCACAAGCCGAGTGGTCGACGCCATCGGCGGATCCTGGGATAAGAAGCGCTGCTGCCTTCGTGTCAGCGGGTGCGGCATGGACATGGGCTTTGCCGTGGTTTACGACCTGGCCTCTGTCATGTTTAACGACGGCTACAAGCTCCGCCAGGAATGGCTGTAAAAATAATTTCGCACCTGCGTAAATTTTTCTGTATCATGTGCTAAAGTAGTATCACTTCAACCCGTAAAGGAAAAATCATGACCGTCAAAGTAACCCTCGAATTTGATAGCGCTGCGGCTGCAGCTCTGGCGCTGAACCTGCTGGATCAAGCTGCCCGTAACCCGGTGCAGGAAGCTCCTGTGCAGGAAGCTCCTGTGCAGGAAGCTCCTGCCAAGGCTAAGAAGACCAAGGCAGAGAATCCGAACAAGGTGCCGGAAGGCCCGGCAGTTGTGGCTGAGAAGCCCGCCGAGAAGGCACCGGTGCAGGAAGCTGCCCCGACTGAGCCAGGCGCGTTCGACTACGCTGTACTGCAGAAGGCTGTCTTTACCCTGGCCAGCAAGAGCCGCGATGCAGCTGCGGCCGTTGCCTCTGAGTTCGGCGTCAAGACCTTCAAGGATCTCGATGCAGACCAGTGGCCGGCAGCATACACCGCTGTGCAGGCTAAGATCGCTGAGCTGGAGGCCTGATCATGTCTCTCAACTTTGACACTGACGAAGTGCGTGAGCTGATTGCTTCTCGCACGGAGATCGTGCAAGAGAAGTTCGGTGACCGGGCAGAAACCGCCGGAGCAATGATAAAGCTGCTTTACATGGCACGCAGTAAGACAGCGTTGCTTAAGCAGCTGGTTGCTGTTAAACCAGAGGCTCTTCTGCAGGTGCCGAGCAATATCGCGTCAGATACTATCGTTTGCGTAGAAGTATCGCGCGCCCTGGGGCTTTCAACCGAGGAAGTCAAATGGATCACTGAGTTCGCTAACGCCTTGCAAGGTGACCTCGGTGTAGTTGCTCAGGAAAGTGAGGCTGAAAGTGTCTGAAGCCAAACACAGCAAGTACTCGGCCTCGAACTTCGAGTCGCTGATGCTTTGCCCTGGCAAGATTGTGATGGAGCAGGGTGCTGAGAACCGAACCAGCGAGTACGCTGCAGAGGGGACGGTAGCCCACCAGGTTCTGACCTGGGCTCTTGATCAAGGCACCGACGCCTCTGCCTTCCGGGGCAAGGTTGTCGAAGCCGATGGCTTCACGTTCACGGTCGATGCCGATATGTGCGAAGCAGTGCAGGTCGCTATCGACTACGTGCGTGACGTCGCTGGGGAAGACGGGGCTCTGTTCACAGACATCCGCGTCAACTACAGCGAGTTCTTGGGAGTGCCTAAGGACGAAGCCTGGGGCACCTCGGACGTCATCATCGCCAAGGGATCAGAGTTGATCGTCATCGACTACAAGCACGGCATGGGTGTCGAAGTGTCTGCGGAGATGAACCCGCAGGCAATGCTCTACGCCCTGGGCGCGCTGAGCGCTTACGACGGTCTGGTCAACGACTTCGAGACGGTGCGCCTAGTTATCCTACAGCCCCGGATCAAGAACGCCCCGAGCGAGTGGCCGATGTCTGTGGCCGATCTCAAGGCCTGGGCTGAGAACGACGCTGTACCAGCGGTGCAGGGGTGTGAGAACGCCATACGCACCAAGGCAGAGGCCAAGGAGACCGACCACTGGTTCGAGCTGTTTCTGGAGCCAGGCGATAAGCAGTGCAAGTTCTGCAATGCCAAGGCCATGTGCCCGAAGCTGCGGAACGAAGTAACTGACATCGTCTACCAGGCTAAGCCAGCAACGCCGGAAGAGTTCGAGTCGATGACCCAGACCTGGATCCTCGGCGAAGGCACCGGTGAGGCGTGGCTGTCTGTGTATCTGGCCAAGGTCGACCTGATCGAAGACTGGTGTAAAGCCGTCCGCGTCGAGGCCGAGAGCCGTATGCTGAAGGGTCTCAGGATCCCAGGCTACAAGCTCGTGCCAGGTAAGCGTGGCGCACGTCAGTGGGCTGATGCCGCAGTGGCTGAGGAAACCCTCAAGTCAATGCGTCTGAAGATCGAAGACATGTACGACCTGAAACTCATCTCCCCAACCACAGCAGAGAAGCTCAACAAGGCAGGCACCATCGGCCCACGCCAATGGCCTAAGTTGCAAGAGCTCATTACCCAAAACGAGGGCAAGCCGCACGTCGCCCCCGACTCCGACAAACGTCAGGCCATTGAGGTTAAGCCTGCGATTGATGACTTTGACAACCTCGACGAACCCCTCGCTTAATACGAAAGGAAATACCATCATGGAACTAATGATCACAAACGCCCGCGTCTCTTTTGCTAACGGTCTCTTCACTGCTCAGTCGGTTGAAGGCGGCGAACCGAAGTTCGGTGCTGATTTCATCATCATGCCTGAGTCGAAGATCCTCAAGATCGGTGACGACGGCAAGAAGGTTGAGATCACTCTGAAGGAAGCTGAGCTTGAAGTCGCTAACGAAGCCTGGAAAGGCAAGGGCAAGGACATGCTCGAAGACCTGGAAGCCAGCAAGAAGGCCATCCGCAACGGTAACAAGCGCAAGAATAAGTCCGGCGATATCTATGAAGGCTACGAAGATCGTACCTACATCACGGCCAAGAATAAGCAGCGCCCGACGCTGATCAATTCTGACCGCTCGCCGGTGACCGAAGAGGATGGTGTCATCTACTCCGGTTGCTACGTCAACGTGCGACTGAGCCTATACGCCAACACGAAGCCGACCAGCAAGGGCGTCTTCGCAGGCCTCAAGGGTGTCCAGTTCAGTAAGGCTGGCGACGCATTCGGCGGCGGTTCACGTGCTAACGCCAACGAGTTTGACGACGTCTCTGCAGGTAACGACGCAGAAGACTTCGCGTAAACGATGAGGGTGGGGCTTCGGCCCCACTTGTTGCTTGGGGTTCGCCTCCTTCCACGGTAGGCCTGACCCACCAAACCGAATGCCGCTGCTTGGGGTCTTACAGTCCAAGCCTTTGTCATAACTGCATGCACTTAAAACAGCCTCGCGAACCGGAAAATGATAATGGGGATAAGCAGCGGAACGGGTCACTACTGATATGAAAATACTCTGGCTTGATACCGAAACTTTTTCTGAGTGCGACCTACGCACCGCCGGCACACACCGGTACGCAGAAGACCCAACGACTGAGATCACGGTAGCCCAGTGGGCTGTCGACGATGACGAACCGACGGTAGTGGATTGCACCGGCCGTCATATCCCGGCGGCGCTAGTCACGCTGCTGAAGGATCCGCAGTACATCATCAAAGCCCATAACTCGATGTTCGACCGCACGATCCTGCGCCACGTCTGGAAGCTCGACATCCCGGTCGAACGCTGGGAAGACACGATGGTCAAAGCGCTGGCACACGGTCTGCCTGGTGGCCTAGATAAGATCGGCCAGATCATGTGGGTGTCTGAAGACAAGGCCAAAGACAAGCGTGGCAAGGAACTGATCCAGCTGTTCTGTAAGCCCCGACCAAAGAATCAAAAGCTCCGGCGCGCAACGCGATACACTCACCCAGCAGAATGGGCTGAGTTCCTCGAGTACTCGCGCCAGGACATCGTCGCCATGCGCGAGATCGATAACAAGCTGCCGAGCTGGAACTATAAGCAAGGCCACAGCGAGCTCGCCATGTGGCACCTGGACCAACACATCAATGACCGCGGGATTACCGTGGACATGGATCTGGCGCACGCTGCTGTCGACGCTGTGGCACGTGAGCAGAAGCGCTTGAAGGCTGAGGTCTTCGAAGCAACCGACGGCCTCGTCGCCAGCGCCAGCAAGCGGGACCAGCTGCTGGCCTTCATCTGCGCTGAGTACGGCGTCGACCTGCCTGACATGCGGGCGGATACCCTGCGTCGTCGCATCGATGACCCTGAGCTGCCGGAAGGTGTGCGCATGCTGCTGGCCTTGCGCCTGGAAGCAACTAAGACATCGACCGCCAAGTACAACGCCCTGCTTAAAGCCACCAGCCGCGACGGCAAGCTGCGCAACACCCTGCAGTTCGCAGGTGCTCAGCGCACCGCCCGCTGGGCTGGTCGCATTTTCCAGCCGCAGAACATGCCACGCCCAGACATGGAGCAGGAGGACATTGACGAAGGCATCGTAGCGCTTAAGCAAGGCTGTGCTGAGCTGTTCTTCAAGGACGTCATGCGCCTCACGTCCAACACCGTGCGCGGGTGCATCATCGCGCCCGAAGGCAAGAAGCTGGTCGTCTCTGACTTGTCCAACATCGAAGGCCGTGGGCTGGCCTATCTGGCTGGCGAGCATTGGAAGCTGAAAGCCTTTGCCGACTTCGACGCCGGTATCGGCGCCGACTTATACAACGTCGCCTACGCCAGATCGTTTGACGTCGACGTCAAGACCGTGAGCAAGAAGCAGCGCCAGATCGGTAAGGTCCAGGAGCTGGGGCTCGGGTATGAAGGCGGTGTGGCTGCGTTCCTGACGTTCGCCGCCGTGTACAACATGGATCTTGACGAGCTGGCGGATGCTGTGTGGAATACCGTCAGCAAGGCACAGCTAGAAGACGCCTGCGGGATGTACCAGTGGGCTAAGAAGCGCAAGCGCACCCTAGGCCTCAGCGAGCGCGTTTACGTCGCGTGTGAGGTGCTAAAGCGTGCCTGGCGTGAAGCTCACCCAGCTACCGTAGCACTGTGGGCAGCCGCCGGGGAATCGACTCGCAAGGCTATCCATAATCCAGGCATCACCTTTGACATCGGCCCGCATCTCAAAGTGCGACGTGATGGGGCGTGGCTGCGTATCCGTCTGCCGTCTGGCCGGTACCTGTGCTACGTCAACCCTGAGGTTGCTGACGATGGGCAGATAAGCTACTACGGCATCAACCAGTACACACGCCAGTGGTCGCGCATCAAGACCTACGGCGGCAAGATCATTGAGAACTGTACCCAGGCATTCGCCCGGGACATCCTCTGCTACAACATGCCGGAGATCGAACGCCAAGGGTTTGAGATTTTCCTCAGCGTGCATGATGAGCTACTGACAACCGCAGATGACTCGCCGGCATACAGCGTGGACGGGCTTAGCAAGATCATGGCAACACAACCACCGTGGGCTCAGGGCATCCCGCTGGCAGCCGCCGGCTTCGAAGGTTTACGCTACCGCAAAGATTAACTTGTGCTATAATTTTTACACCATAAGCTAAAAGGAGATCAACATGGCAAAACCTATCATCGGCCGCTTTAGTAACGAGCAACTTAGGTTTACCCGCAACACAGGTTATAAGCGCAGCGACTTCGAACAGGACGCACCTCAGGCGTCGCTACGTGACGTTGCCTTTTGGGTGACCATTGCAATCGCCATAGGCGTCATCGCTAAACTTGCCTCGGGGAACTGACATGACACCAAAAGAACGAGCAGCAATGCAGCAGGCGTTGGAATATCTGAAAGGCACAAAAACAGTATTCACAGAGGACGAAGAACTCGATGAAGCCATCACCGCCCTGCGAGAAGCGTTAGCCGAGCAAGCAAAGCAGGAGCCGGTGCCAACCGGGGCTACACACTACCAGCCGCATCAAAAGACGTACTACAAGCGTGTTTCTGCAACCGAATGGTATCTCTGGTCTTGCACTGGAAAGGGTTGGTTTCCATCAAAAGGAACAAGTGATTCCAGTGAATGGATTATGTTGTCGCCCATTCAAGCACACCAGCCCGCCAAGCCAGCAGAGCAGGAGCCGCTGATGGACTATGAGCGCATTAACGCTTTGCGCGAGGGAGAACAAAACGGAGCAGAAGACGCGTATTTCTTTGTCCGTCCAGAAAACGATACGCCATCATTGCGCAAAATGTTTTGCCAAGGCTTTGAACGCGGATTCCACAAAGGCCTCAAATACGCCGCCCCTGTTTCGATTCATTCTGAATCAGAAACTGACAGTTCGTCATCTTCGATGCGAACAACTGTCCGTACAAAAGACCTGACGGATGAAGAGATTTGGGAGGCTTACAGCACAGTAACTATTCCGGTATCAACCCCGAAGATTGCCCGTGCCGTCATTGCTGCATACAAGGAGAAGAACAAATGAACAAACTAGAACAAGCCGCACGACAGGCGTTGCTTTCCGGTGAAAACGCCGAATCAGTTATTGCGAGTATCAATTCGAGCAAACACCACAAAATCATAAAGTATGATGAGCCGTGCTACTGGCAACGAGAAGAATGGGTTAAGTGGGCGCTCGAACAAGTTTTGCCTGAAGTTACAAAAAGCCTAGCCGCCCTGCGAGAAGCGTTAGCCGAGCAAGCAGAGCAGCAGGAGCCGGTGATTGGTGCGTATGAAGTCGTGAATGAAAAAGGCGATGAGTGGTCGCTTGTCTATCCAGCGGCTGTTCA